ATGTTCCAACATCCCACCCCTTTTGCAATAACTGCTCCTGCTGCGAGATATCCAGCTGTTGTTACTCCTCCCATTGCTCCTGTTGGCGCTGCTTGACCTCCGTATCCAAGTAACCCTTTTATACCTTTTGCAATTTCTCCTCCAAGACCTTTCATAGCTCCACCAGAAGATTGTACCCACATTGCAGTTAACGGTGTTAATCCTAATATTTTTTTAGTTATATACCCAGCTGTTAGCACTTTACCAACTACGTTACCAGCTTTTTGAGCTCCTTCATAACCTCCTGACATATCCTGTTTACCTATACGTTTTAAGATGGGACCTATTACTGGCATATCTTTTAGAAAAGTCCAAATAGTTGATACGACATCTACAATTCCTTCAATTACACCTTTCATAAAAAATAAAACATTTTTTAATCCAGTTTGGAAGGTATCAGAATTAACAAACGCGAGTATAAGTTCTTCAGCTCTTTTAAAATCCACACCAAATACATCAAGTACTATATCTCCTAAAATTGCAGCTAATTTATCTATTATACCTAACCCTGTTTCTAGTTTACCCATAACATTAGTTACTAAGGGTAGCATTTTAGCAGTATCTTTGTGAATTTCTTGCTTTTCTTTAGCAATCTGTTTTTCACGTTCACGCTGTACATTTGTTTTTAAAAGTTCATCTACATTAAGTCCAGTAGCTCTAGCTACAGCTTCTTGTTGGAATATATTAAAATTCTGAAATCGCTCTAGTCCACCAACCTGACGTAGTACTTCTTGTGTTGCTTTAGCACCTTGCTTGTTCATTGCAAAATGTCTAGCTTTGTTGAAATTAAGATTCATTCCAGTTAACATCATTGCTTCCATTTCAGCTTCAATAGATGTTTCAAAATCTAATAACCCTCTAGAAACCTTAGCTACGTCTTCTAAACTTAATCCCATTTTTTTCGCAGCAATTACCGCATTATTAAGCTCAGAAGTTCCACCTTTAAAGTGTGCTAATGTTTCACCTGTTGCACTTGCTATTTCTTTAAACATTTCTCCAGGATTCAATCCAGCTGTTTCTGACATTGAATATAGCATATTAGCTGCATTTTTTGCAGCACTTTCTGAATTTTGCCCTACTATCATGTATGTATCTATGACTTTAGCAACTTCATCATCTGATAAATTTATACTTAATTTAATAGTAGACATAAGGTTAACAAGATCCTTACTAACTGATCCCATATTACCTAATTGCTTTTGTAATGCTTGGACAGCATCTACTGCACTCTCTAAACTACCTGCGAATCCTTCTCCAGCTGCTCTAAATACTGAGTGAATTGTTCGGGCCCTCTTTATTATTGCATCTTGATATGGTCCAGAGCCAGCTAACTTCTTATTTACACGATCTAATTCTTCAGCTAGTTCATTACCACGCTGACGCATCTGATCGAATCGTTGAGCTCCTAGTGCTAGTAACCCAGTAAATATTAAGAGTGGATTTGTAACTATATCTGATAAGGTTTTTAGTATTTTTCCAGCTGCAGTCCCCTGCATTGTCATCAAGTCTTTTACACTTTTCTGAATCTTCGCTTTTCGGGCGTTTCTTTTTTCAAGCTTTCCGAGTACAGCATACTCTTTAACCATACTATTTAATGTTTGGAGTCGATGATGTTTTTCACCTGAGACATTATCTCCTACTTGTTTAGTTAACTCTTTTATTTCAGCTTCGAATTTCTGTACTTTATCATAATACGGTACACTTTGTTTAGTAAAATTAGCTAATTTTTGAGCCTGTGTAATTGCGTCTGTTTTTAGTCGACCTAAATCTTGTAGATTTCTTAGAGTTCGTTGTTGAATAGCAAGCTGTTTTTCATTAGTTATATTGCCTTCACGTTGTGCAGTTTCAATCTCTAATTGATATGTTGCAGCTAATTGGAGTTTATCAGCTAATTTATTTTGAACACCATACATTTGTTCTGCAGTGTTCGTTTGATTTTGCATGGTGGTATGTATAGATTTCTGTATAGAAGTGAGATCGTGCACGATCTGCAATTCCTCACTCCTCCACCTAGTAATCTCATTTACATGTTTTTCTATTTGAGCTGATAGCTCGGCATGACGTTCTGTAGTTTGATTTAGCTCTTCAGATGATTTCTTTCGAGCTGTAGATAGGAATGCATCTGTATACTTAACCTTACCTTCATCGTTAAGTTCTCCACCAGTTTGATGGACACCTTTTAGACGAACTTTATTTTTATTATTATTTCCTTTTTTAGCCATAACAATGTGTATTTATTATGAATCGCGGGCTAATAATCTTTTCAGATTTTTGTAATGTGCTGTTTCTCCTCCTGATCCAGGTTGTGACATGCGTTTTTTCATAACCTGCTCTAATTCTTTAGCAGATTGTTCAAATTCACGGGATAACTTAAATAATGCTGGATCGGTTTTTATAGCCGCCCAATATCTTAATTGAGTTGCATTTCGCTTACCTAGAAGTGTTTTAAGGAGCCAGTTAAATGCACCTTCTTTAAGAATATATTTTTTTGATAATTTCATATGTCTCCTCTTTATGTAGTACCATATATAAGTATAAGAGACTTAGAAAGTCTATTGATTTGGAGTGTTTTTTGGCATCACTGGTGGACCGAACACTTCAGATGAACCTCGTTGTTGAGCATCATGCTTCTTGTGCTGTTCCTGTTTCTGCAGAGCTATTTTTTCAATTTGCTTTAGATAAAATGTACGTAAAAACCGTGGCATATCATATACTTCATCATGAGTAAAACCACCTTTACCATAATAACATAACATGAAAACATCTTCGTGAATTAGTGCTCTATGACTTGGTTCCAGGCCAAAAAAAGTTGACGTCGATGGGCATATCGACAGTCTCCGTATGTGCACATTGTTCGCACTCAAAATTCATATCTGTTACAACATCAGGAGCTTGTGTTCTCATCTCTGTACGTAATGCTAATGAATCCTGTGCATATAGTTCAGTGTCAACCCAATCTCTAATAGCTTTTTTCTCTCGATTACCATCTATCGCAACAATTTGATGTTTTAACCTTGTTGTAAGATCTTTACCTGGACCTGTCTTATTTGTAAATTTAGATAATCCTTTTAATTCTGCTTCTAATTTCTTCTCAGATGCTCCACTCATTAACTGGTATGTTACTGTAGTTTTTGATAATGGTAATTCAAACTCAAATTCATTTTTACCTTTTTCATAGTTATCGAACTTAAGCTCTTTATTACCAAGCATTGTTAAATCGACAGTTATTTTATTAGCTTCTTGACATTTTGGACAAGTCATATCAATATTATAATCTTTACCATAACCTAAAATACGTGATGCAATCATAATTGCATTTTTATCACCTACTAATAGATCATCATATGTAATATCATTCACTAATAATGAATTAATTAATGTATCGATTACAATACCTTTCTTAATAAGATTTGATGAAGTTAAAATATCTTCTTCTCTAGCAGTCATGTATTTTAATTCTACTTGACCCGTAGACAAAGGGTGGTTTTCTGGATAGAACCACCCTTGACTCGGAAGATCGATAAATTCGGTTGGAAATTTCTTTTTGTCTGTTTTTACAGATGTAACTGGTTTTGTTGTTTCACTCATAACTTTTATTCCTTTATTTTAATTTAATACTATACTATACTATATGTTTCTAATAATATATTAGAATTGTAAGATTGCGTAATCGAATGCTATTGTAATAGACATCATTAGCGCTGAATCCGTACTCCAATCTAAACTACCTGCTGCAGTTGATTGTACGTATGCGCCTTTCAATGTCCATTCTTCGACTTTGTCACCTACAGGACCTAATACATTAAAAGTAATGTCTTTTTTGTAGAAATCAGCATACCCGTCTCGACCAGTAACAGATTCGTGTGATAGTCTAACCCATTCCATTACAGCTTGTGCTGCTGATGGAACTACAGGATCATATAAATCACATGTGATTGTTCCCCAGTCACCTTTTCCTTTTAGTTTTCTTTTCACATTGATATGATCAAGAGTTACGTCACCAAAAGTAATTGATGGTCTGTCGATTTTTTTAATTAAGTATGCAGGAATACCATCTATATACATGATAAACCTATTCTGCGTTTTCGGCTCGAATGCCGTAAACATTGCTTCTGTTGGGTCGATTAATTGTGCCATTTGTTCTCCTCGTTTATTCTGTTTCTACATATATAAATATGCAGTTATATAAAAAGTATCCTTTTTTTCTAATGTTATTCAGGGAATACCGCTCCTGTTGGTAATATGTTAAAGTCTAATATAATAAATTCTGCTGCTTTAGCTGGTTGTAAGTATATCTCACCGATCATTTGATTTCTATCAATTACATCTGGAGTATTATTTGATGCATCCATTATTACTTTATAAGCGTAAAGACCTTGTCTTTGTTGTACACTTTCGAAGTATGGATTAGCTATGTTTAAGAATCTATTTCTTGTTGCTGAAGTATTGTTTTCGAATACTAAATATTTTGATGCTGATGCAATAAATTTCTTAGCTGCAATTAGCAATCTTCTTACGTTAATTCTATCAAGTGCTGATGGTCTAGCTTGTAGAGTTTTTTGTCCCCAAACTGTTATTCCTTCCTTGAATGTTGCTATAGGATTTACTCTACCTTCATATAAATCGTCTCTTTCAGCATGTGTTAACCTTGTTGGTACATCTAATGCTTCTGTTAAACTTCCTCTATTAAGTCCTGCTGGTGCGAACCATTCAAAAGCTACTTGGTCGTTTTTAGATATTACACCTGCTAATACTGTTGAAGGTGGTACCCATACTGGTTTGTTTCTATCAGTATCCATAATCTTAACCCATGGCCAGTACGTAGCTGTATAATTTGAATCTAACGATTTAACTGTATTAGTTACTGTTGAGATAACTGTTGTATCTTTCCCTACAGCATCCATAATATAAAGTGCATCTCCACGATCTTCACAAAGATTTTTAGCGTGAGTTGTTACTACTGAGTGTAATCTGTGATTAACACCTGGAGTTACCATTAAATTGATATCATATTCATCTGGATTAGAAACTGCGTTGATAGCTCTTTTGAAAGCTTTTGATCCATCTTTCTCAGCTGTAGATAAGTCAAATCCTAACAT